GTCAGCCCGTCGATTCCGGCAGACGCCCCGCGCGCGCTCTTGGCGGCCGCCGCTTCCATGCTCGACAGGCTGGAGTTGACGCTCTTGATGGACGCATTGGCCCTATTCGTGTCGATTTCGACGACGAGTTCGAGCTTGTTATCGCTGGGCATTGGGATTGCTTACGAACTGACCTAGCGTTGGCAGTACCTCACGTAGCTGTTTCCCTATTCGCGGGATGCGAATGTCAGATCGCAACAACCGTCGTTTGGACCGTTTCCCGCTAGGGCGACGCATTAGGAACTCGACGATTCGAACGGATCCCGGCTGCCCCGTTTCGCTCGCTGAAAAGGTCTAAGAATAGATTTCCAAGCGGCCGAAGGCGTTCGAGGACCGCGCAGCAATACCTTTGATCGGCGCACCCGTTCCTGCTAGCTGTGCACCGGCCTTGTGATCCCCAAGTAGCAGGGTTCGAGTCCTGCCACGTCTACCATCTTCTTAGAACAACATTGTCCTGCCGAGACAGACGCCTCATGCAAAGGATTTCAGCTAGAATTGTCAGCGAGAATGGCACTGATTGATCAGAGGCGTCCAGTATGATGCTCGTTCCCTCGTATCAGGTGATAGAGTTCCTCGATTGGATGAGGAACAGGCAGGTCCGCCTCCAGCCCGATGATCTTCACCGAGAAGAGATCGAAAGACTCGCCCACGAGTACATTCGCGATCAGAGACATTATGTCGGCGTTGGTGTTCACCCTCTCCATTTTCTACTGACAATCTTTCAGGTGTGCCCTCAGATCCGGGAATCGACCGTGATCGAGCAAATGAACCATTTTGCCGGTTGCGGTGAATGCCTCCATTACCTACTTCGTGATCGATCTTTGATTGGGGCAAGTGAACTTCACCCTCTGCTACAGCAGTTCATTTATTTCGTGCGCGAGGCGGCAGAGCATCGACCGTTGATGCGTTTGGAGGTTGATTGGCCTTTCCGGGAACGGATACACCGGCCACTGGATCCACACGGGCGGGAGGCGGAACGTGTTTTCAAGTCCCTGATTCGCGAACATGGCAGCGAACTCCGCGACGCATTTCGCGCCTTTGTCGAGATAGCGCCGCAAGAGTTGATTCGAGATTACGAGCGCCGGCAATCGTTCCTGAGAGAGCGGCAATTGGGTGAAGGTAGGGCTGTTGGGAGGCGTGCGAGAGTTGAGGACGGCACGATTCCGTTAGGTCAGAACGAAGGTCCAGAGGATGCGGCCCGAAGGCTGGCCGGTTCCGTGGAGCAACTTTTGAATGGCGGGTTTTACGACCAAGCGATTGCCGAGCACCCGACGGTTCATCGTCTTTTCCAGTTCATATCAAACAAATTTGAAAACCTCGGTCAGTCTCTCGAATTCCTGGACTGGTTGCGCGTCAAGCACCCGAGTTTGGATGTTGCCGGTGACATCCCCGGCGAGAAGGCCGTCGAACTGGTCTCCCGCTTCTGCGAGGAGCGGGGTTACAGCAACGCTGTTACATTTGCAGGGGAGGTGGAACAATGGCTCCGAGGCGAGGGTGACGCAACTCTGCTCCGGCGATTGTGGAATTTTGTCCTGCGAGCTAACCCCACTCATCGGCATTATGGCTACAGCACTCCTCCCTTCGCTCGCTACAAATCCGTGCCGATGCATGGCATGTTTCTCTTTCTCTCGACAGGCGACTTTCCTTCCTTTATCGAAAAGCACTGGGAGGACCTCAATCAACTTACAGGTCAACACCTCGATGTCTACTACAGCAAAGCTGACCTCAAGAGGCGGGTCAGCGGCTACGAGACGCTAGAGCAGTTCAAGACGCTTGAGGTCCGGGCAACGGACCTTCCCGCGCTCGTGTTGTGGCAAGAATCACTTAAGGACGCGCAGGCGGTCCCTCTTGGTAGACTCGGCCACAGCGATGTCGTCGAGGTAGTCAAGCGGATCGTTCAAGGGATTCGTGAGAAACAAGCACTGAAAGAAATCTCTGCGGCTACTTGCGCGTGGGTGGAAGACCGACTTGTACAGGTCCAAAGCCTTGAAAGTGGAGGATATGTGAAGAACAAGTTCATCATCAACGGTGGGGAGAACGTACAGGTTTTCAATGAACCACAGGGAAAGACTGTGGCAGTGGCAGCGAGCCATGGCGCTATCGTTTCAGGTAATACCTTTCACATGGATGATGCCGTGGACTTGTCGCTGACTGATGAGGACGCCGAGAAGCTACGGCTTGCCGTCGGTCGATTTCAAGCTGCTGCCGAGAAGGGCGAACTCTCCAGGTCCCTTGCCTCTGAGGCGAGCGCAAACGTTTGGCGGGTGTTAGAAGCGCGCGAGTCAGGGGATGGAGAACAGACGAAGGCGGCGATATCGAAGTGGCACCAGTGGTTCGGTGGTTTGGACGGGAAGGCATTGAAGGTATTAGCGTCCGTCGCTGACGTTGCTTCCCTCGGATTGCCGCTTGCGAAGATGCTCGGATTTCCTGTCCCATAAAGGGCTCGGCCTACATCACCGGCGCGGGCGTCTCCGCTCTCCACGCCTGAACCGCCCGCCACTTCCGCCGCCTTCGTTCTTCAGCAGCCCTTCGTCGGCCGAAGCCACCGCGCCGGATCGTTGACGCTCTTGATGGACTGATTGGCCTTCTCCACTCCGACCGTGACGACCAATTCGAGCTTGTTATCGTGTTATTGGCCATCGGGATGCATTTGCTCGCGGTCCAGCTTTTCGCGTTCGTCTTCGAGGATCAGTATCGCGTAGAACTCGTGCGCGCGGATGTCATCAAGGCCGAGGTGAATTCCCAGCTTCAGCGCTGCCCGAAGGTCTACCGCTCGCCGGATTAGCAGTCCAGATTCAGAGTTCTGAGCGGCATCCAGTTTGTCCAGCGGGCAATGGTCGCACCTCCCGCTTTCATCCGGGGCATCGGGGCAGAGGCCGGGATCGCACAGTTCTTCGCGGCGGAGTGCCCAGTGGATCAGAAACCGCAGGGAGGGTTGCTCCGGCCACTCCCCGGGTGTCAGTTTGGGTCGCCGGTCTCCTGAAAGACCGCATCGAGGGCGTCGATCGCGGCTTTCACGGCGACGGCCTGGTGGATGATCGGAACATCGCCGGCGTAGCCCTCGGACGACTGGATCAGCTTTTTGAATAGGGTCGCTGCCGGCGCGAGGTTGATCACCAGTTCCTGGCGGTTGTAGGGCAGATCGAGCACGCGTGCGAAGCCGCGGCGGTATTCAAACACGTCCTTTGCCGAAGGCATCCGCAGTTCGTGGGTGATCGTACCGCCCAGCACCCGGAGCGTCACACGGAAGCCGTCGCCGATCGAGGCGACATCATCCACCTCCGCCTGGCTGAGTTGTTCAATGACTCGGCTGGCCTCAAATGGATCGACGACGGGTCCCTCGTCCTCGCCGACTCGGATCTTGGCCAGCAACGCGCCGTCGACATCCTGGGAATCCGGGATGGTGGTCTCCGATACGCCACGCCCCAGTTGCTTCACGATCACCTTGCGCTTCCGTTGGCGCTCGATCCACTCCTCGTCGGTCGGGAACCGCACCCGAATTGTCTTCACCCCGTCCGGCGTCCAGAGGTTCACCGTCACCGGGCGGCTCGCGTCAAATACAGCCGTCTTCGTTTCCATAGAGCTTGTTCCTTACTGGCAGATGCCGTCCACGCCGCACTTCGCCACGGCGGAGACGATTCCATTGGTTGCGTCCCACATCGGCAGGCAGTCCACCGCAATCGTGACGATTCCGTCCGTCTCGCCCAGTTCTGCGGTTGCAAAGGAGACCTTCTGCCAGGTGATATCGAGGGCGTTGTTGGCGTCATAGCTGAGCCCGATCACTGCTGTGCCGGTGGACTGGTTCTTCAGCTTCGTCAGTTCCGTCGAGCCGTTCTCGAAACGCGCCACAAATTTGAGCATGCCTTGCCGGTTTCCGAACTCGAGGCGGCCGCGGATGGCGCCGCTCGTGCCGTCGCCGGGCGTCTGGAAACCGGAGCCGGGATAGAACCCGCCATCCATCCGGACGTTGTTCTTCCACGATGTCTCCAGCGAGACGATGTTTTTGTTCGAGACGTAGTTGACGCCGTTGATCGAAAGCGACAGCGATGCCGACGGGAGCAGCTTCTCCACAGTGGCCGCCGGAATCGTGATGGCCGAAGGCTCCGTGTACTTGCCGGAGCCGACGAATTCGACGGTGATCTTCGAGTTGGCGCGGCCCGGGCCGGATCCGATCGTGATCGTCCAGCCTTCCACCACGCAGCCGACCGCCATGCGATCGACCACCACGCCGGCGCCCGGGCGGATCTGCTCGACAAAGCTGAAATACGGCAGTTCGGCCGAGTCGCCGCTGGCCGGCATCAGCGGCGTGCACGTGTAGGTGAGGTTGGGGAGTGTTCCGGACTTGACGACCTTGCCGAGCCCGTACGCCATCGCCCAGGCGCCAATCTCCGCGCCCAGGTACTTTTCGAGCGTCCCGTTCACGTCCCAGGAGGTCTGGAACGATTGCGTCGGAAACTCGTGACCTTTGCCGAACTCTTCGGCGTCGTTTTCGGTGTTGAGCTTCGGATTGGCGAGCGCAGCGTTCAGCTTGCGCAGTTGCCACATCTGCACGGCGGTATTTGCCGTCGCGATGTCGGCCTGCTTCTGCTTACCGAAGCAGATCTGGAGTTCTTGGAGTCTCGTCGTCGACATGGTTCTCTTTCTCCGGTGGCGGGCACTGGCTCCAGCCAGCGTTCATCAAGGGCACGAGCACAGTGGGCGTTGCCTCTACTTCGCGTGGCTCACCCAGCCCGTGCGGGGGCAGCATCCAAACGGTTTCACTCATCTCCCATCTCCGTAAATGTCAGCGGCACCTCGAAGTAGTCGAGCCCCTCCGCATCCGTTTGCCGCTGGATCAGCGGCAGGTCCATCGGCTGGCAGGACGGATGCACTGTGGTGTAGAGCATCGGCGCGGTGCCGGACCCTGGAATACCCTTCGTGATCAGCCGGAACAAACGGTAGTAGGCGGTCGGCGGATCGCCGTCGAAGGTCTCGGGTGCGCGCAGGTACAGCGTGACCTGGTGCTTCCAAACATCGACGGTGCCGAAGTTGCCCGGCTGCGTACCCTGCCAGACGGCCATGATGCCTGGCGCCGGCATGGTGTGAATGGCATTGGCGAGACTCGATCGCTTCGGGTACTGGTCATGGTAGGCGTAGATCCTCTCGGGATCGCCACCCATTTCCGCAACGAGGTCGGGGATGTCCCGCAGCAGCGTCACCAGGCGATCGACGAGTTCCGAAGGGTCAATCACCTCTGCTTGCCCCCCAGCATTCGTTCGATCACCAGACGCGGCTTCATTTCGATCAGAATGCGGCGAGTCGCCTCAGTCACCGCCGCCCGGTTCTTGGGCGACAGCACCACCCAAGGCTCGATCTTCTGGTTGATCCACCCCTTGATACGGTCCTTGCGCGTGCTGAGGCTCGCCTTGGCCTTGTTCTCGTTCACGGTCCGGACCATGAAGTTCCGCAGCATGTCGCCTGTGAGAGACAGCGTGCGGCGGTTCCCCTTGCCGAGCTTCGTCTTCCGGATGGCGTAGCGCTTGGTGAGGGGCTTGGAGGGGCTGTCAGCGGGCCCCTGCGCCGCGGACAATCGGTTCTTCACAGCCGCCACACCGACGTTGCCCACTTTGAACATCTGGTTCTGGCGGAAGTTCAGCAGGTCGAGCCGGAGTTGCTTCTTCTGGTAGACCCGAACCGTTGCCATCGCTATACCTGCCGCATCCGCAAAACGGCGCTTCCGCTCGTGTCTGCTTCGATCTCGAACACCTTGTAGGTGGTGCCGTCGATCACTACCTCGTCGCCTCGTAGCGGGGCAGCCGGCAGGTCAGCCAGCCGAACGAAAAGCACCGCATACACGCCCGGAGAGGCGTCTTCGGGTTCTTGCGTGGATTCGAACACTCCCCGGATGGTGCTCTGCCCGCCCGCCTGCGGCAGGTACGTGACGTCCTTGCCGAAGACGCGCAGGCAGGCCTCGTCCATCCGGGCTGTCGATTCCGCGAAGCTCATCAGGCGATGAACGCTCCGTTGAGCCGGACGCGTCCCGTCGCATCACCGTCGGCCGCTGCCTTCACCGCCACGCCGATCAATTTGTTCGTGCCGACTGTCTTTGTGATGCGCTTGTTGGTGTTGTCCCAATAGATGAGGGCGCCCTGGCTGAAGCCGGTGCTGGCGCCCGTCTCGCGCGTGAGCTCGAAGACGCCGGCGACCTGAAACTCGCCTTCCTCGCCGTTGCCGTAATCGTTGGCCGCGACGCCGAAGACAGAGCCGACCAGCGCCCCGCCGCCGGAGCTGACGGCATATGGCGCAGTGAGCGTGAGGGTTTCGCCCTTCTGTACGTAGTTCTTCATGTCCAGTTCTCCTTAGCTGCCTACGTTCTTCTGCATGCCGCGCCAGTCGATGGCTTTCGCCCCGAAGTCCAGACGCGCTTTGATCTCGACGCCATCGACGTCGAAGCCCTGTCGGGTCTCGATGTACACGCCGTCCTGGCCTTCGAGGTAGGCGTACTCGACGGTGTCGATCTGATCCGGCGAGGCAAAGAGGTACCAAGCCGCCGTGCTGGCTGCATCGAGGCGCGGTTCGGCAATCGGCGTCAACGCCCGGATGTATTCCGGCACGACGTTCGAGGATTGCGCCGGCGCGAGGTTCGAGGCCACCAACTGGAACGCCGTCAGTTGCAGGGCCACCGGGACCGCCAAGTAGCGCGGCTGAATGTTCAGCACGGTGATGCCGTCGAGGCCTTTCTGCTTGGCCATGGTCGCCATTCCACCGCCGAGGCCCGTAAGGGCCAGAGCGCTCGTGCCGCCCGAGTTGAGGTTCGCGTGCGTCGCGTGGAAGAGCGCCACACCGTCGCCCATGTTCGGGTTGCCGGTGATGATGCCCCACACCGTGTCGCTCTCGAGGGTCGCCGCAGCCACACCGAAACCAGCTGGGATGCGGGTGAAGGCACTCAGGTCGTCGTTGATGATCACTTGGCGGGTGATCGAGACGATCCGGCCATAGGTGGCGAGCTTGTAGGTTTCCTTCGATTCGGCGATCGAGCCGTGGGTGAACTCGCCTTTCTCGTTCACTTTCTGCAGGGACGGAGCCTCGCCCAACTGCACCGCGTTGATGTTCTTGAAGTCCACCGCCGAACGCCGGCGCGAGAACGGCAGGAACGTGCGCGGGTAGGCCTCATACGCCTGCCGCAGCGTCTTGTTGGCAACGTCGGCGAGGATGTTCGGGAAGTCGGAGGTCGAAAGCGCGAGCTTCGCCACCTCGTGACGCGCCATGCGCCGGGTACCCGTGCCGGCAGCCTCCAGACATTCGCGCGCGAGATCGAGCAGCGTCTGCCCCGTCCAATCCCGACCCAGGTCGTCGTGCAGCGGGAATACGGCCGGATCGTAGCGGTGCAACAGTGCCGCAGTGATGCCGGCGCGGCGCGTGTCGGCCTGGTCACGCGTCACGACCGCGGCCGCACTGCGGATCGGCGTGGCCTCACTGCGAGTAGCCAGTTCGTCCAGTGCAATCCGGCGGAACTCCTCGAGCGAGGTGCCCGCGCCAACGTGCTGCGCGACCAGCTTCCCGTCGAGGCCCGCGGCGCGCCCGACCTTCTCCAGTTCCTGGATGCGCGTACGCTCGGCCAACGCTGCGGCCTGGCGCTCGGCATCCACATTGATCTCGGCGCGGGCCTGTTCGCCCGTGTCGATGACAGTGGTTTCGTCCATCGTCTGCTCCTTTGGGCTTTCGGCCCGTCCAAATCGAAATCCAGCGCCCGGGTCGGCGCCGATGGGCACCAGAGAGATCTCCTCCGGCTCCCAGTCGGTGACGAGCACCTGGCGCAAACTGGCGCCCTTCGGCGTCACATCATCGACGGCATGAATGGCCACGCCCATAGAGGCGTTGCGCAGAATGCCGTCCTGCACGTCTTGCCAAATCGGATCCACGTCGGCGCGCTTTGAGAAGCGGATCGTCGCTTTCCCTTGACCGTTCTCGACCCAAGCCTTGGTGATCACGCCGATCACATCGTCGACGGTGAAATCACGATGAGAGTTCAGCAGCGGCGCCGATCCACTTGCCATGCGACCCATCCGGATCGACTGCGGCTCCATGGAGAAGCGCATCTCGAAGGCGCCACGCCCATCAAAGCGGCGCACGGAAGCGCCGGTATACCAGGTGAGTGTGGCGGTGCGGTCTTCGCGCCCGGCTGGCGACAGCACTTCGAACTCGGCCGCCAGCCGTTCGCGGGTGATCTGTTCTGTCATTGGTTCAGTTCCTTCTGTTGCGTGCCGGTCTGGGTCACTCGCCGCGGATCGCAGTCGAGGATGATGCCCCTCTCATCGAGTACCCGGTTGATCTCGGCGATCTGGTCGAGTTGCGCGTCGGGATCGTAGCCCTGTTCGGCGATCGCCTGGCGCAGGGTGAGCGTTCCTGTGCGCAACCGGTTGAGTGTCGCGACCGAGTCCTTGTAGGGGTCGACGCTGCCGAATCCCGGCGGCGTCCACTCGGCGGGGACGGGGCCCGGATCGGAGATGAAGCCGGCGACACTCGCAATCTGTGCGAATCGCTGCCACACCGGATTGCAGAACATCGGGATGAAGGTCAGCCACCGGAAGCCCTCAATGCCGTTGCGAAAGCTGAGGAGCCCGGCCCGGTAGCTCGAATAGTTCACCCGCGAGAGGTCGCCCGTGAGTTGCTCGTAGGTCAACTGCAGGCCCGTCGCGATTTGCGCCTGCTTCGCGGCGATGAAGTCGCGGTAGCCGGCCGACGCTGACGGCGCCGCGAACGAGATCTCCTCGCCGGGCTTCAGGTACTCGATCATGCCAGGCTCGAAACTCTCGACTCGCTTGCCGGTGGCAGGATCCGGTGTCGCCGGCGCAATCGTTGGTCCGTCCGGTCCCTGCGGCTGCGTGACGAACGCAGCAAAGCAGGCCTCGATCTTCTTCCGGACCAACTCGGCTTCCTCGTACTCGTCGAGATCGCGGAGCGTGACGATGGCGGGCGACAACCACGGTACGCCGCGGACCTGGCCGGGCCGGTCCTTGCGATAGACATGGAGAACCTCGGACGCCGGCACGCGAACGGACTGCAACCCTGCCCCACCACGGACGCCTGTCTGCACGATGTCGCCTGGATGCTGCCCGAAGAGCCAGTAGTAAACGCGCCTTCCGACCAGATCGAACTCTACGCCCTGGATGATGTAGCCTGAGGCTGTCTTCTGCGTCTTCGTCTGGTCGAGGAAGTCCGGTTCCAGCACTTGCAACTGCAGCGGGATCGCCAAACCGTCTCCTGCGCGGCGTTGCCGGAAGCGAACGAGGCACTCGCCGCTCTCGAATACGGTCCTTGCCACAAGCGCCTGGATGCCCGAGAAGTCGAGTTGCAAATCCGCATCGCATTGCTCCGCCCAAACGGACCAGGCTTCGTTGATTTGCCGGTCCCGGTCGGGATTTCCACTGCGAGCCTGCACGGTGATGCCGGTGCCGACCGCATTGCCAACAATCTCTGCCACCGCCCGTGCCGCGTACGCGTTGTTCCGGATCAGATCCCGCGAGCGTTCCCGCAGCTTCGACAGCGCAATCCCGATTTCGGCGTTCGCTGAGTTGCCCGCCGTTACCCAGCCGCCGGTGCGCCGGTCATTGCGGGCGCCTTCATAGGCCAGCCGGACCAGTTCCGCGGCCCGGCGCGCGCGCAAGCGGCGCAGTCCCGCCTCCGGCGAAACCCAGGTGATCGCTTGGTCGAGCCAGTTCATCCCTTTGAGGTCTGCGCGAAGCTGAAACGGTCGGTGCTCGTGCCGGCGGAGGCGCTGATGCTCTCCTTGATCACGGCGCGTGCCTGCAGCAGCTCATCCATGGAACGGTAGGTGACCGTGCGATCGCCGAAGCGAACGGTCAACTCACCGCTGGCGATCGCGGCTTCGATCGCATCCAACTGCTGCTGCGTCCAAGCCACCTAGGTTCGCCTCCGCTTGAAATAGAACGTCGCTCGGGTACCGAACTCCCGAACAACGGACACGAGCTCCCAACCTTGGGCACCATGCTCGGCGAGCAACTCCGTCGACTCCGCGTCGCCTGTGACGACGAGGTATTCCCAGGCGCCCACCTGAGCCTGCGTTTGACTGCGTACTTTCATCGCGACAACCAGTTCTTTCTCCGGTCCCCGAGCCACCGCACGCGGTCCGGATCATCATCCGGCACCGGCTGCGGACGCCCAGTGGCCAGGATCCGATCGGCTTCGTTGTCGAGCGATAGCCCCATCGAGATGAGCGCCCGCAGAGCGGCGTAGGCATAAACGCGCGCATCCAAGGCTTCCTGCCGAACGCCCGGCCTCGGCCGCCATTCCCGTTTCGGCTGGCCTTTCGCGTAAGTCGTGACCAGCACTTCACCAAGAAGTTGTTCGAAGTAGGTCTCCGTGCGCTCAGCGGGAAAGTGCGAGTATCCCGGCGTTCCAGGCGTTGGATTCTTCAGCCGGCCATAGACCGTCTCCTTGGCCGTATCGGTGCCGACGATCCAGGGCTTCTCACCGCGGATGTTCTTCGACGTCGGCTTTCGTTGCCAAACGGGCAGCGGGCCGCCCTTGCCCTTCACCGCAAAGATCCGCCGGTGATAGCGCGTCCGGCAGAACTCGTAAACAGCCTGCGACTCGTACCCTGCGTCGATTGCACAGGCGGCCACGGGTAAGGAAATGCCGGTCTCATGCGGCCATCGGCGTTCGAGGTAGGTATCCAGTTCCTGCCAGACCAGCGCACCCGAGGGATCACCCGGCAGCACTCGGTATTCGATCGACCAGTTCTCCTCGCCTCGGCCCCAGCCGACGAGTTCCATCTCGAGGCGGTCCTTTTGGACGTCAACGCCGACGGTCAACACCACCGCGCCGAACGGCACTGCCGCACGGTAATGCTCGCGGCGCGCCATAACAGTCGCCTGATCAACCGACGTCTCCGCGGCGTCGTCCCACGGCTCGGCCAACACGGTGTTGACGAACTCCCGCAACGTCTCGATCGACTGCTTGTCGACCAGGAACTTCTTTGCCAACGCACCCCACTTGCGCCACGGCGAGTACAGCCCGTTGATCCAGAAGCCCGCTACGTCCGTAACCTCCGGCCGCGCTGCCCGCCACTCACCGGCCTTCAGCATCTGGTGCTTCTGCCAGTCGTGGATCTCGCCCGAGCAGTGCTCGCAACGGTAGTGCGCCCGTTCGGGATCGCCCTTCTGCCAGATCAGATTTTCCCAACGCAGCACCTGAAAGTCGCCGCAGTGCGGACAGGGCACCCAGTAACTCTGCTGGTTCGAGTTGAGCCAGGCATGCTCTATGCGCGACGCGCCCTTGGTGGTGGGCGTCGAGCACAGCACGACCTTTCGATTCCAGAAGTTCGCCGTGCGTGTGATGGCGAGGTTGACCGGATCGCCTTCACTGCCGGCGCTCGCCGGATAACGGTCCACTTCGTCGAGCAGGCAGTAGCGAATCGACCGCATGGCCAAGCCCGCCGGCGAGTTGGCCGCCGCGAGTGTGATACTGCCGCCCAGAAACTTCTTGTGCAGGATCGTATTGTTCGAATCCCGCGATCGCGCATCCGCCACCTTGCCGCCCAACGACGGCGTATCGCGGAGCATTGGGGCAAGCCGGTCCTTGGAAAACGCCTCGGCGTCGACCTCACGCGGCTCGACCAGTAGCACCGGGCCCGGATCCAACTCGATCACGTAGCCGAGGAAGTTTTCGAGCAGCGAACTCTTGCCTGACTGCGCCGCCCACATCATCACGATCGTCTCGAAGGGGCTGTTCGGGCCCATCGCGTCCATGACCGCGCGCTGATAAGGCGCGCGATCGGTCCGCCATTCGCCTTTCTCGGCCGCGGATTCCGACGACAGCCGCCGGTTCTGGTCCGCCCACTCGGAAACCGACAGATCGGGCGGCGGCGCTAGCACCTCTGCCGCCAGAATCTGGATCTCTTCAACGCGCATACTGCACTTCCGACCGCAGATCGTTGATCAACGCGCGCGCCTCGCGCAGAATCGCCTCGCGCACCTGGCGTTCGTCCGTGAGTGCGGCGACTTCGGGCGCCAGCCGGTTTGGCCAGGCCAGGATGCGGTCCACAATCAGCCGCAGAACCGACGACCAGCGATGTTTGACCAACTCCGCTTCGACCAGCTTGCCCATCCGGACGTCGTATTCCATCTTTCGCAGCTTGGCCTTGAACACCATGTCGGCGGTCTTAGCTTGGGCGAAGGTCGTCCCGGCTGGCGCAACCTCGGTCGGGCTGGAGGTTACGCGCTCCGAAACCGGATCCGGGCGATCATCCAGTACCGCGTCGGATGAGGCAACATCCACCTTGCCGGCGCGCATGACCAGGACGCCGGCCTTGGCCAAGCGGCTGATGTACTGGCGGCTCTTGCCCCGGTGCCGTGCGTACTCCGCCTGTGTCATCAGCCGATCCGACATTTATGCCCCGATCTGTTTGAAACGTCGAGAGATTCAGTTGTTCGATTCTGCTTGCTTGTTCTACCGAACGAAGTGATGAATGGGTTCGCGATGAGGAACACCAAATCACAAGCCACCAAACAGACCGCCGCAGCCTGCTACGCCGAGCGCCACGCGGAAGCGCAGGACCTGCTGAAGCGCATCGCCAGCCGCCTGGCTGCCCACCAAAAGGAGCAGGCCGCCGAGCCCACCAACTGGGGTTACCCGGGCGACCTCGGCCGGATCACCGAGCAGCTCGCCTACGTCCTCGCCGACCTGGGCGATCGCAGCGCGGTCGACGCCAAAGGACTGGAGTACTGAGCCAAGGAGGACAAGCGATGACCCGCGACGAACTGATCACCTGGGCCACGCGGAACGGCTGGAAGCTCGACCGCTGGGGCCACCTCAAGAAGGAGTTCGACAACGGCACGCACCGCATCAAGTTGAGCCGCATTGCCGCTCGCCACGAAATCTCGACGCCGTTTGGCTGGGCTCGCCTCGCCAGCGGCTATCTGAAAAACCTCAGCATCACCCCGGACGACAAGATCGCCGGCATGACCCGATAGACAGGAGACTCACCCATGACCACCACGTTCGTAATCGACACCGACAACAACATCACGGCGTTTGCCGCCCTCGAGGACGCGCTGAACTACCGCGTCGGATCCACGGAAGGCACCTTCGCCACCGAGAAGGAACTCGCCAAACTCACCAGCCAGTGGCCCATCGGCCGGTTCGTCGACACCTGGAACAGCTTTGCCGCCGTCCCGCCCTTCGGCGACCTCAAGCCTGTCAAGAAGTTCACGGACCGCAAGACTGCAGTTGGGCGGATCTGGCGCGCCATCCAAGCCCTGACGCCCACTCCGGCGCAACACGCCGCCGAAGCCGCGCCGAAGAAGGCCAAGGCGGCCAAGGACACGACCCCGACCGACGGCGCGAAACCCGCGCGCGAGGGCAGCAAGAAGGCCATCGTCCTCGACATGCTCCGCCGCCCGGAAGGCGCCACGCTCGCCGACATCATGACGGCGACTGGCTGGCAGGCGCACAGCGTCCGCGGCTTCATCTCCGGCGCGCTCACCAAGAAGATGGGGCTGGCAGTCGAATCGCTGAAGACGTCCGAAGGCGCCCGCGCCTACCGGATCAAGGCGTAACTGCAACATCCTTCCTCACACACCGCCGATCTCACGGTCGGCGGTTTCTCTGTTCCGGATCTCCTCTACGAATGTGTTGAGCCGTGCGTGGACCAGATCCTCACGAAGGCGGCATTCGGAGGCTCTCACGTACGTCCCGTTGATCCGCAAGATGATCCTGTTTTCCAACTCGGCCAGTTCTCTTCGGACCTCGGCCAAGAGTGCCCGGTTTTGAAGGCTCACGTAGGTCGCGATCAGCCCGGAGACAAGCCCGATGGCCGGAATCACGACTTGAAGAAGAATGTGGTTTTCCACGGTAATCGTTTCAGGATGCGCAGTTCAGCCGACCAGTCCGACAAACCCAAGCAGAGGCCTTGCAGATCCGGATTCCCGGCCCGGATCTCCGCCTCGATGGCCGCGATCTCGCGGCGGCAGCGCTCGATTCATGCCGCCACTCCCAGGCGTTCGGCCGCCAGATCCGCGAACCGCCGGCCATCCGCCTCGAGCGTGGCTTCTTTGCCGCTGAACTCCTGGTAGCGGCGGACGATCACGTCGCAATACTTCGCCTCCAATTCGATCAGCCGCGCCTGGCGGCCCGCCTTCTCGCAGGCGATGAGCGTCGAGCCCGACCCGCCAAACGGATCGAGCACAGTGTCCCGGCTCTTACTGCTGTTCTGGATCGCGCGCTCCACCAGTTCGACCGGCTTCATCGTCGGATGAAGGTCATTGGAGACAGGCTTTTTCACGAACCAGACGTCGCCCTGATCGCGGGCACCGCACCAGAAGTGGTCCGAGCCTTCCTTCCAGCCATAGAGGATCGGCTCGTACTGCCGCTGGTAATCGGAGCGGCCCATAGTGAAGGTGTTCTTGGCCCAGATAACGAAGGTCGACCAGTGGCCACCCGACTCGCGGAATGCCTTTTGCAGCGTGTGCAGTTCGGACGAGGACATGCAGATGTAGACCGCGCCCTTGGTGACCGTCAGGATGTTCGCACACGCATCGCGGAGGAACTGTTCGAAGCCGTCGCCCAGGTTGTCGTTGGCGATCTTCCGCTTCTTGCCGCGCAGCTTGTCTTTCATCGTCGCCCCGTAGTTCACGTTGTAGGGCGGATCGGTGAAGACCATGTCCGCGAGTCCCCCGGCCAGCACTTTTTCCACGGCATCGATCTGCGTGGCGTCGCCGCAGAGCAGCCTGTGGTCGCCCAGCAGCCAGACATCGCCAGGCAAAGTCACCGCTGTTTCGGGCGTCTCCGGGACCGCATCGTCGTCCGTGTTGCCGGTGGCTTCGGCTTCCGGTTCCGCGAGCAGTGCATCCATCTCCTCAACGCCGAAGCCAAGCAGATCCAGGTTGAACTCGTCCTCGCGCAGCGCCTCGAGTTCGACGCGTAGCATCTCCTCATCCCAACCTGCGTTGAGCGCGAGGCGGTTGTCGGCAATGACCAGTGCGCGGCGTTGCGAATCGCTAAGATGATTGAGAACAATGACCGGAACGTCGGACATTCCGAGTTTCCGTGCGGCCAGTAGTCGGGCGTGGCCGGCGATCACGACGCCATCGGCACCGACGAGGATGGGATTGGTCCAGCCGAACTCGGCGATGGACGCGGCAATCTGCGCCACCTGCTCCGGGCTGTGTGTGCGCGCATTCCGCGCATATGGAATCAGCCGGTCGACGGACCAGCGCTCGATTTGGAGATCGGTGTTCACTTCTTGAGGTAGGCAACCTGCGCCGGCGTGCCGTCGGGATTGGCGAAATGGGCAAGCACCGCCGTCACGCCCTGGACCGCGGACAGCCCGACCATCGCCCAGAACTTCCCGCGCCCGGGCAGCAGTTCCATGGTGGCGTTCAAGCCCTGCGCCACCAGTGCCAGCATCTGAACCGCAACATTCACCGAGAACTTCATCTTGGTCACCTCCTGAAACCTGTTCATGATCGGTCGCAGCCGTAGCCAGATCCGGAATTCGCGCAGCATGGGATCACGGGGCCCAGTACGGCGTCGGGACCCAGTACGCGACGAGCAGCCCCTCGCCTGCGACATTGGCGTCGATCCAGTAGTCCGCGGGCCGGAGCCCGTGTGCGGATTCGAGGACCAACTCGTCGGCCACTCCGCCACCGACACCCGTGGGCCAGAACTCCTTGATCACGCCCGCACCGGTCCCCTTGTTCATTCCGGCAACGCCCAGGAACATGCGCCCGGTCTCCCCAATCAAGGGAGCGAATCGCATCCGCACGGCGCGCAGGTTCTCGTCAACCGTCAGCCGCACCGGCGAACCTGGCACCGCAACGGCAACCTTCCCGAGCGAACGGGCTTCGACAGCAAAGCGGCTTGTATCAGCCATGGGTGAATCTCAGAGAGGGCGAGGGGCGGCCCTGCGGAGGAATCAGGACCGCCCCTCTCTGGCGGCGGGGGAGAAGGACTACTTGCGATTGGACAGCGCTTCGGCGACAGCCGCGGCGACCACAGATCCGATCGCCTTGAGGCTTGCGTCATCGATGGTCATCGTGCGAGCGAGCATCGTGTCGGCCGCGCCCTGCTGGACGGGGTTCCACTGGTTGTCGATGGCGATGTCCGAGTGGCGCACAGCCTGCTTGGCCACCATGTTGGAGGTCTCGACAGCGTTCTGCAACGCCTGGTTGGCGATCACCTGACGCTGGTTGTCGAACTGCTGCGCGTCGGAGACCAGCTTGTCCACGATGGTGCGGTTGCGCTTGATCGACTCCAGCGATTCCTGCTGGTACTCGTCGTACGTCCGCTTGATGTTGGCGAAAAGGACATTGCCGTAACCGGCGTTGACCTGGCTCTGGTTCTTGAAGAACTCGTCCGAGGCGGTTTCGAACTCCCGCTCGGCCTGGTTCGGGGTAGCAACTTCAGGCATTCTTTGATTACTCCTTCGAAGGGGTTTGAGTTGAGAAACGTTGGCCAGTCGCGGCGTGGACAGGCGTAAGGTTGAGCGCTTCCTCGAGCCGTCGCAAAATCACGTCGCAGTAGGCCGGGCTGATCTCGACGCCGTGGCCCACGCGGTCAAGTTGCGCGGCAGCGACGAGGGTTGTTCCGCTCCCGGTGAACGGATCGAAGACCAGATCACCGGGATCGGAGAATGCTTTGATGAAGAACTCTGGGATAGCTCGCGGAAACGGCGCCGAGTGCGAGCCCTGGCTCGACTCGGTTTTGGCCTCGATGACGTTCGATGGCCGGGCCACTCCACCGCGCCGGCCTTCCATGTCGCTGCGGCGTGTCGTTAGCCAAGCAGCCTGGTTCTTGCCCTTGTCCGCCGCCGCGCCGCGAGGGCCGGTTCCCAGGAGCCCGCTGCCGGATGTCGATTTCGGGTTTTCCGACGAGTAGTCGAAGCAGTCATCCGACCAGTGCCCAACCGCTCGCGGGTTGAACTTGATCGTGCGGCCGCGCGAAAAGTGGAAGATCGGCTCCCAGGCGTTCTTGAAGCGGTTGTTCCAGCCGCCTGGCACACCGTCGTCCGTCTTGCGCCAGCAGAACTCATCGACAAACCGCCAGCCCCACTGCCGCTTATGGGCCAGCACCAAATCCATCACGTAGGTGTGCCGTTCGCCATCCTCGGCATGCGCCTTGATGTTCAGGAAGTAGGAACCGTCAGGCGCCAGCACGGACTCGATCGCCGACGCGACGGCCCGGTACCAGGCCGAGTACTTCTGCGGCGGCACCGGTTCGAAGCCGCTCGACGGGTCGTATTGCCGCTGCGTGGCGTAGGGAGGCGAGGTCACCACCACGTTGGCCTTCCGACCTTCAAACAGCCGTTCCATGATCTCGGCATCCCGGCAGTCGCCGCAGATAAGCCGATGGGGACCGATCAACCACACATCACCGGGGCGCGTCACCGCCTCTTCCGGCACCTCCGGGATAGGCGCCTCAGCCTGCTCTGTCTCGGCGACCTCGCTTCCTCGTTCCAGCGACGCAATGAAATCGTCGATCTCCTTGGCGTCGAATCCGGCGAGTGTCGCGTCGAATCCAGCTTCCGAAAGCTCCTTCAGTTCCTGCGCCAGCAACTCCGAATCCCAGCCCGCAAGCTCCGACAGCCGGTTGTCCGCGACCAGGTACGCCCGCCGCTGATTCTCATCCAAGTGGTCCAGCACGATCACCGGCACGTTCGCCATGCCCAATTTCCGCGCCGCGAGCAGCCGCCCATGACCGGCAATCACGCCAGCCTGCGAGTCCACCAGGATGGGGTTGTTAAAGCCAAATTCCATGATCGAAGCGGCAATCTGCGCCACTTGCTGCTCGCTGTGGGTCCGCGGGTTCCGCGCGTACGGCACGAGCCGCTCCACCGGCCAGACCTCGATCCGCTGTGCCAACGCTGTCATCGCCACGTCAACCGGAGTGTCAACCTGTCAACCTGAAATTCAGTCCAGACGCTAGCCTCAGCGTGCAATCGGAACACCCGCCGCCCAGAGCCTCTTCCGAGGACCCAATGGACCTCAACGTGCCTTACGGCGCGGCCGCCGCTTGGGCCGACTTGCCGACCGGCTCGTGAACGCGCCGCGCATCCAGGCAATGAAGCGTCCGCCTTGCTTGGGCTTGCGGCTCGTCATCGGGCTACGCATCCTTGGACCACCGAGAAGAACGCCGGCTCGATGTTGAACTCGACGCCGTCCTCATCGCGCAACCGGAGCTTCCGAAGCCTCCAGCAGCGACCGTTCTCCAGCGTCTCGATGAAGCTATAGGCTGTGCCGAGCTTCACCCGCGCCTCAACCGGACTCGTGCCGTCCTCCCGCCGCAACCAGATGGCCTTCAGATGTCCCTTGCGCCCGTAGGACGGCTTGACGAATCCACCGTCGATCAACCGCTTGGCGGCTTCGGCGGTACGGAATCCAAGCGACCGTCCATCCGGCGCATAGTAGGGGATCTTCTGGTCAGGCTTCATCGAGGCACACTTCGGGTACGACAGCACAGGGAAGGAGATTGGCGAGAGTCCCGTCTCTCGTGATTGCTTGTTGGGAGTCCTTCGGAGGGTGCGCCTTGCGCTCGCCTGAGCGAACTGAAACCTTCGATGTAAATATACGCGAGGAGGACGAAAAAGGTAAACCTCGTCTGACGGTTTCCTTCAGGCTCTTCCACGTTGCGATCATGAATGCTATGGATTCAACCGAAAACGATGACGTTTTGTATGTGCTCGATCCGGCAAAGGTGCTCCAAGGTGACATCGTGCTTACGACTGGTGACCGCTGGACCAGTTGGACGATTCGTACGGTGACGAGGTCTCCTTTCAGCCACGCGGCCATCTGCACCCGGCCGGATATGTTGATCGAGGCCCAGCCAACGGGGATTACTCGGGCGCTGGTCAGCATGACGTGTTCTCCTACAATCGGGTCGCTGGCTGTCCTGAGGTTGAAGCCGGGACTAAGTAATGTCGATACGTTTGGGCTGAGTGTCGCCGATTATGCTGAGTCGTTCTACGGTCGCGCGTACTCGGTGAAAGGAGCCCTTGCGTCTCCGCTGCCGGTCAAGGGACCGGATTCGGGATCCGCTTTGTTCTGTTCGCAGCTTGTCGTGGAGGCTTATCGATCAGTGGGTGTTGACCTGTTGCCGGGTGTTGAACCGAACAAGGTCGTTCCGGGGGCGTTGATCAACTCTGTCGCTCTGTCGAATGTGACCGATTCCGCAGTCCGAGTTGTGCGGCGCAAGGATTCCGAGTTGGAATACCTGACGCTCTTGGACGGTCCAGCAATGGGGGTTCCTCACGATGAAATGAAAATGAATCGTCGGGTAGCTGATCGAATCAGGCGAGAGATGGTGCGGCTAAATCTGACACAGGCCGATACGCTCCCCCACGCGCTCTGGGTGCTCGAAAATCTCGCTGGATCCGGAGATTCAGCACTCGCTGCAGAACTCGATCACTGTTGCCTTCAGGCTTTCGAAGCTGAATGTTTTGTCGATTGGTACATAGACCAAGATGCGAGTTTGCGCGCTAGTGTTGAAGATTTGATGAAGGTGAAGGAATTCGTTGAACGCAATCAAGTTCCTCGAGAACAACGATTGGAGACTGCACGAGTCTTACGCCTCGCAATCGGCGAGCGAGACTCTGGCGATATGCGTCGAGCGACTTTCGAGGAGACGCAAAAGCGTGCAACATCGACAAGTTTGAAGACCTTCGCGGTGTTGGCTGACCTGTATCATCGGCAATGGCAAACAGAGCGCCATAGGCGAGCGGTTATTCAACAAGTCATTACCGCGCTGGAAGCGTGATTTCTACCCCGAAGTTGTTTTCCTAACCCAAGGCTGCTCCACATCCTGGTTGTAGAAGTGCGTGCGCGTCTCCCTCGGAGGCGGACCGATCAGCTCGATGGACTGCCGGGTGACCTCCCCGATCCGCTGATCCACGCCGATGTAACAGATGAGCCCATAGTCCGCCCGGATCGGATGGCGGTCGTAGCCCTGGCAAGCGTACAGCCGACTTTCGGACCAGCCAAGCGCGAGAGCCTGGTCGCGAATCTCATTAACCAAAGCCCGAGCACGCGCCAGGCGTTCGGACTCCGCACGGCGCTGAACCGGAACCGCCGGCGTTTTGATCGGCTCCCATTCCTCGGGCAGCGGGGGGCGGTACCTGTCGAAATCGAGCCCGCGGACTGCCTCGAGTAGCGTCTCCACTCCGAAGATTGCGACTGCCTGCTCTTGCATGGCGTTAAACCGCACGCGGACTTCCTCGAAGGCCTCTTTCGAAATGCGGCCGGCGTCGACGGCATCCCTGACGGCATGCATGCGGAGCTTCAGCCAGGCGAAGTATTCCGGATCGACCCGCCGATAACAGCGATCGTTGATCTGGCAATCTCGCGCGATGCAGTTCGGATCCTTCGGCCGCCAGAGGACCAGATCGGTAGATACCCACAGGTCCGCCTGCTCCGGGCGATTTGCGGGGACTCGCGGGGACTCTGCGGGGACTGATTTGGACGAGTCCCCGCACCTTAACTGGTTCTGTGTCAGAGGCATAGCGGGATTTGCGGGGACTTGCGGGGACTTTTCACCCTGCGGCCCATACACGCGTGCGCGCGGAACACGCGGAACTCATGATGTGATGGCTGGAATTCTCGTACACGTAAGGGATGGAAAGAGTCCCCGCAAGTCCCCGCATAACCTTGTAACGTGTTCCTGCCCAAGCGCTTAACCTGCGGGGACTCCGTTTTTGAGTCCCCGCAAAAGTGCGGGGACCTGCGGGGACTAGTACTACGCATCGGCCACCACCTTCCACCGCGCGACCTTGCCGTGCGCGTCTGCGCTGGCGCGCTCGACACGCATCTGCCGCTTCCCGAATCGCCGCCCACGGCGCGAGTTGAAGGCGACGCCGAGCCGTTGTTTGAACTGGCCCTCGCGATCCATCCATCGGGTAAGGTCAGTGGGCAGCGCGTTCCGCAGTTCCTCGGCGCGATCCGTGAGGACAGACTGCCGGATCAGTTCTTCGTATGACTTCTCGTTGAGCCGCTCCCAAAACTCGGCGATGGTGAACGGGGCGCCCTGAAACGTGTCCTCCACTGCTTCGAGGAATGTCTCCCAATCGGAACGCTCAATGTCGGACTGTTCGAAGAGCTTTTCGCTGTTGGCGAGGAATCCGTCCACGCCAGCGTATTGCAGGATGCCGGAAACGACCTCTGTCCACCGCTCGAAGCTGCCGACGGGCGGTACGGTTGACCGGGGCTGGCCCGCGGCGAACCACGCCCGTGCCAGCGTCAGCAGTGCGACCAAGAGCTCCCTACGATGCTCGACCAGGTACTCCTTCAGCCGATCATGCTTGAAACCCGTGCGCCGGAACGGATCGGAACAACCGGCGTCCATGCGGATCCAGTAACAGCGCCGCGCCATATCGCCACCAAGCTGCAGGTTGTTGCCGGTCGCGATCCACGAGCACCGCACGGGCACCGACACGGTCTGAGACTTGCCGAGCACGCGGTCGCGATGCATCTCGCCGGTGATCACTTTGGCGAGATCTCCCGAGTCCAAGGTGGTTGTGACGTTGTCGATCACTACCAGCGGAGGCGCTTCGATCAGGATGCTCGTCAGTTGCTTCCGCCACTCGTCCGGGTCAGAGGGCGCGGACATCAGTTCCGCCGCACGTCCGGTGAGAATGATCGCGATCACTTCGGCCAGCAACGTCTTCCCCGTACCCTGGGTGGTTGCGTCGAACAGCGCCACGGGCACAGGTCCGCTGATGATGTGTCGGCAGACGGACGTGACGATGGCGCCGATGGCGTTCGCGTAGCTGGCTTGGTCGACGAACGGGAAGTCTCCGATCGCGTCGCGGATCACCTCCAGCGCTACTTCGATGTGGTCGCGGCATGGCTCGTCTGGCACGTCGATGTTCTCAAGGCCGGAAGACGGTACCAGGTACAGGCGGCTGGCGGCATCGTAACCAGGCTGCGCGAGCACCGTTCCATCCGACCGCAGGGTCGGCGCTTCAACGACAGCTTCCAAAACTGGAAAGCCCCATGTGGCAGGATTGCGGGCTTGGATGTTTCTTGCCACGTCCATTGGTGGTGGCACTTCCTTGCGAATGCCTCGGGCCGAAAGCTCATAGAAATCGGCCGCCTGCGTGAGGCAATGGCGAAGCTTCGTTTCATCCAGGTCCGCGATGAATGGGCGGCCGAGTTCCGTTGCCTCGATGCAGGCAATGCGGCAGGCCCGGACGAACAGGTGGGGCGGCGAGTTCGATGCGGTCAGCGCTTCAAAGCTGTCCTGGCAGACGTTCCGGAATGGGCGGTCATTCACCTGAATTTGTGGGATCGTCGAGTTCAAGGCCCCAGGAATCCCTGCGGCATCGGCTGCGGGCGTCCCGTCACCGGCAGCCTCCTGGCCGGCGATCACCGGAGCATCGCGTATTGCCTGTTCGATCCCCTCACGCGTGGCGCCGCCCGCGATCCAATCCGATGCATCCTTGCCGACCGGGATTGCCACGATCCGCAGTTCCTTTACGCGGTGCCGGATCGCCTGCCTGACAATCTCGGCGTGCTTCTGGCCGGGCGGGTCGTTATCGGGGAGGATCACGACCCGCTTGCCCTCAAGGGTCTCCGTGTAGTTCTTCAGCCATTTGCCCGCGTGGTTGCAGGCTCCGCCCGGATTGCACGTGGCAACGAAGCCGAGCCGCTCGAGGTTCTCGACGTCCTTTTCACCTTCGACGATCAAGACCTGGTCGGCGGCCTTCACCTGGGGCAGACGGTACAGCACCCGGCTGATGCCCTTGATGTTGTACTCCCACGAAATCCCGGCGCTCGTGCCATCCATTTTGACGACGCGCCGCCTTTGCCGGAACGTCTTCGGCTCGAAGCGCACCACTTGGAACAGAAACTCGCCGTTCGCATCGGTGTAGTCGTAGGTAGCAACCTCCGTCAACTTCGCGGGCCCGCGGACTGGCCGACCCACGATGGCGTTGATCTCCTGGCGGCATTCCTTCCAAGGCCGTCTGGTCAATTCCTGTTCCAACTGCAGAATGCTCCATCCGCGGCCACACTGTGAGTGGCAATAAGCGAGGCCGCTTTCCGGGTTCACCGAGAAATTGGCGTCATCGCCCCGATGAACCGGGCAGGGTCCTCGCCACTCGGGCCCCGTCTGCTTGAGATCCGGCAGCCGGGTCCGGTAGTAACTGGCGACCTCAGAAGGAGCGAATTCCGCAGCTTTCACTCATGCCTCCGCGTGCCGTGCAGTAGGAAGGAGAGGAACGTGTTCCGCTTATCGACCTGCTGCTTCTTCGCGCAGTTCTCAATGCCCCAGTGGTCGCCGAGGATGATGACGGACTTCTGCGCGCGCGTCACCGCCGTATAGAGCAGGTTCCGGTGATGCATGAAGGAGTGCGACTTATGGGTGATGACGATGGCGCACGGGAACTCGGAGCCCTGCATCTTATGGATCGAGGTCGCATACGCCAGCTGCAGGTTGTACTCCTTCGCGCTGTCTCTCGGGATCTCGACGACATGCCCCTCGAAGTCGACCGAGAGGCCCCGCTTCGGATCGTTGTCGATGACAAAGCCGAGGGCTCCATTCATCACACCCAGGTCATAGTCATTCTTCGTCTGGATGACTTTGTCGCCCGGTAGAAACTCCGGCCGCCGGCCAAGCTCCACGTCCGGGGTCTCGACTCCAAACAGCTTCTTCTGAATCAGGCGTTGGAGCGTGATGTTCAGATCCACGGTCCCCAACGGGCCCTTATGAGTTGGCGTCAGGACCTGCACGTCCTGCAGCAAGTTGAATCCCAGGCGCTCGTCGAGAACCTCGTTGAACAGCTTTTCCAGGAAGAAGCGGACGTGCTCGCGATCGGTGAAGTTGTTGACCACGTACCAGGGGCGGTAGCCGTCGACCTTGAGGTCGCATGTGGGCCGAACTTCACCACCAAGGATCGCTGTCGAGTTCTCCTTGAGAACGCCGGCCTGGCGGATGATCTTGGTGAGGACCGTGGTCGGGATCGCACCGGACTGCACGAGATCGCGGAGCACATTGCCCGGGCCGACCGGCGGCAACTGGTTGTGGTCACCTACCAGCAGAACCGCAGTCCGCGACAGATCGATGGCCCGGAAGAGCTGGTACATCAGCGGGACATCGACCATCGAAACTTCGTCGACGACCAGGAAGTCGACTTCAAGCTTGTCTTCGTCGCCTTTCGAGAAGGTGTGCCCATTGAAGCCGAGCAGGCGGTGCACCGTCTTCGCTTTGCGCTTGACCGATTGCTCCAGCCGCTTTGCCGCCTTGCCGGTGGGCGCGGCCAACTCGTAGCTGAGGCCCAGATCCTCGCAGGCGGCGATCAGCGACTCGATGGTGAACGTCTTGCCGCTCCCGGCGCCTCCCGTCATGAGCGAGATCGAGTACCGGAATCCGTTCCGGGCTGCCGCACGCTGATCCTCGTTGAGCGGCTCGGCGAAGTAGCGTTCCTGCGGAATCGAGCCAGTCCCGTTCGGGTTCTGGCTCCAAGCATTCTGGAAGATGCCCGCCAGGTACTCCTCCATCTTGTGGATCTCTGGATCGGCGACTACCAGGCGCTCATACGGGCAGCAGACCAAACGCTTCGCGCCGATCAATTCCTCCAACTCGTGCTCGATGAGTTCCCGGCTGTCCAGGTTGTCGAGCACGAGTAGCGCGTTTGCTCTGTCGAGCAGATCCTCGTATTCGACCCAGCAGTGCCCATCGTCGAGTGCGGCCTGGATGGTGTACCGGAGCCCCGCCTGTAGCCGCGAAGGAAGTTCCTTTGGGGTTCCCAGGCGGCGGGCGATCTTGTCCACTCGCTTGAAACCAAAGCCGGGAACCTCGCTGATGAGGATGTACGGATCAGCCTGCAGCATCGGCACCACGTGGTTGCCGAACTTCTCCACCAGCGTCGTGACCTGGAAGTGAGTCAGGCCATATGCGGCAAGATAGGTCAGCGCGGCATTCACACCGCTGGCCTAAATCCAAATCCGCTGGAGATTGTGGATCGCTTCCATCGGAACCTTGGCCACCGCGGCCACGGCTCTTGGGTCATGGCGAATGACGCTGTCGAAGTCCCGGCCAAACGCATCCGCGATCAGCTTCGCCTTCGCCGGCCCGATTCCCGAAATGTCGGGGTGGTTCGCGAGGTAGTTCGCGAGCCCCGCCGGATCCAGTTCGACTTGGGCATCGAGCCAATCGACCGCAAACTGCCATCCGTACTTCGGGTGGTCCTCCCAGTGGCCACGAAGGGAGACGGGATCATTCTCCCGAACGAACACCTTGCCAGCGAACCGGACCGACTCGCCCTCATCCGTCCGCAGGCGCCCCGCCGAGAAGTTTGCGCCGGCGTGGAAGATCGCCTGTACGACACCTCGAAGGCTGGCTGCTTGTTGAGTTACGGCTGACCTTGCCAATCACTCCTCCTTTGTGCCGCGCGCAGCAGGTATCCCTCGACGAACCTGCAGGCGATCTGCCTTGTGGAACAGAAGAAGACGGGGATACCGAAATCGACCGAAATCGCGAAAGCACTGCCGAGCACGGAATGCGGATGTGCGTCGCCGCGATACCGCCCGGCAAGCACATCTGTCAAATCCGCCTCGACAACCACGCATGCCCGTTCGTATCGCTCGAGGCGCCGCAGCTCCCGATGAAACCGCCCACGCGCCCGGATCACAGTGCCGACGAAATCATCGAGTGTCTTCCGCTCCACCGCGATCGTCTGTTCCGATCCGGCGATCGAGTAGTCCCCAGCCGGCAAAGCGCGGCGAACCTGCGTCACCAGCTGGGGGTTGAATCCATACGGCTCCTGCTCACGCGTGTCGACAACGATCGTGACCGGCGACGGGCTAGAACGGAACGAGGGCATCTCCCGCCTCCCGCTGATAGCGATTCGCGCCGCCCGCGGTCTCGATCCGGCGGTTGAAGTAGATGTTCTCGTTGTCACCCTTGGTCTTCTTGGTCACTTCCAACTTCACGTCCAGGAGCTTGTCGAGATGCTTTGGCAGTTCCGACAGCCGCTCCAGATCGAGCCCGCACAGGTGCAGGTCCGTCTTCACGTACTTCAGGGTGTTTTGCGTGAATACGCTGTTGCGCCAAAGAAACCGGTTGATGAATCGCGGTGCCAGGATACGCAGCGTCCACTTCAGCATCGGGTTGCCCGTCGAGGACTGGGTCAACTCCACCTTTTCGACCGCGACCTGGTACTTGCCATCCGGGACGTTTTCGAAGTCGCCGCGTTCCTCGGTCGCTTCATTCTGAAAGTCATCGTCAAACTGCGCCAAATCGATCGATTGCTTACCCATGTGGTGTTCTCCTTGTTCGTTGGAATCGGACTACTTGCCTGCCGCAGCCGGACCGGGTTTGCCCGCGGACTGCGGCTTGGTGGCGGACTTCGCGGCTGTCGCCGCGTTGAATGCTTCGAGGAAGCTCGGGAAGTCGAGGTCGAGCGTCTCCGGCAGCCGCCCGGTGCGGTCGCCAGCCTCGTAGTAGAGGCTCGGCTTGGTGCGGATCACGCGGCGCACGCGGGGCTCGCCATCGCCGCCGGTCTGCACCTCGAGATCGCAGAACAGCACCATGTCGGCCATGCCCAGCACGATCTTGCGAGCCTTGTCCGGAAGAGTCGGCACAACGCGGGTGTACTTACCCGTGCGGGAGTCCATCTCCATTTCCTTGGCGTGCGAGATGAGGAACAGCCCGCAGGGCAGGAAGGCGAGCTTCGTCAGCACCCGCTGGAACTCGTTGTTCACGATCGCGTAGCCCTTGCCGTAGGCCAGATCGGACTCGTGCTCGACCTTGAACTTGCGCAGGATGTAATCGACGCAAAACTTGTAGGCGTTGTCGATCGTGTCGATCACCACTGTCTTGAAGGGGTGATTGCCTTCGCTGATCTCGGCGCAGGCGTTGAGCAGATCGTCCCAGCTCAGGATCGGAACCTGGTAGACGTCCAGAGCATTCAATCCCGGCTCGGTAGCGAGGAAGAGGGCGCCCTCGGCCTGGGAGCAGAGCGTCGTCTTGCCGATCTTCGTCTGGCCGTAAACGAGCACCGTCAGGTCGGCCAGGCTGTTCTTGGGTGCGGTTTTCGCGGTCGGTAGTAGAGGCATAAGGTGTCCTTTCAAAAAGCTGGTTCGTTGGCCGCGGCACGGAGCTCCTCGTGTGGCGGCGTGATGGTGTAGAGGTTGTCGATCACGTTCGGATTGCCGTTGGAGCGGCAGATCGGGAAGTAGGCACAGGGCCGGTTGTGGTGGAAGCAGAACGCCGTGTTCTGGTAGAACACCTTGCGCCGGCGCGCATCGAGAAAGGCCTGGGTGAGTTCCCAAAGCTCCGCCCGCAGCACTTCGAAGCGATCCCGCGACAGATAGAGCATCTCGCGGTGGAACATCGCCGGGTCGGCGTACTTCTCGATGAGTCTGGCCTGAAACTCGTCGTCCGACTCCGGGAGCTTGCGCTTCGCGGTTGTGGTGCCGGTCTTCGATTTTGCGATCAGTTCGGCGCGCCGCGCCTGGTATTCCTCCTCCGTCTCTCCCTTGCCCTGCTGGAGGCGAGCCTTCCCAAGAACGTTGTAGATTACGCCCGTGATCGGAATCCCCAGGGACTGCTCGACGTAATGGGAGTAGATGGCAATCTGGAAGTCGGTCCAGAGGCGCTCGAGGTAGTCGGCATCGATAGTCGCAGCGGTCTTGTGTTCCAGGATGTAGTGGTCATCGCCGATCCGAACGATGCCGTCCACCTTTCCGGCGAGGACGAAGCTGCGGGACGCCGCACCCGTGGCCGGGTTGGTGATCGGACCCTCGAAGGTCTTCTCCAGGGCGACCACCGTAAAATCCTCGGTGGGGTAGCGCCCGGCGTAGCCGGTCATCATTGCGCGAGCAAGATGCCAGTCTCGCCGAACACCTTCGTCACTGGCGCGCGTTCCGCAGGCACGGTCAATAAGGTCGAGGACCGCCGTCACATCCCGAGTGCCGTGCCAGGTCTGCAAGGCGTCGTGGATGAGCGAGCCGAAGCTGAGGTTCGGATCCTTTTCACGGGGAGTGAGCCCCAACTCGTATCGGTATTCGCACGCCTTCCGGCAATTCCGGAAAAGCGACCACATGGAGTAGGTCGAAACCTTCGGCTGGGTCGTCACAGCGAACCTCCCGCCGCGAAATACTGGGGACCGATCCCAGCGGACTCCAGCGCAGCGCGGATCTGCCGCTTTCGAAGATGGATGATCTGGCGGGAGCAGCCGAGTTCCTCGGCTGCTTCGATAGTTGAGCACCAGAACAGCGCGAGGGCGGTCTCCTGGACGGCCCCCGGCAAATCCGTGAGGGCCCGCTCAACGTCAATCCGGAAACCTCCGCGCGCCGCCGCCGGCAAGCTCGGTCCCGGTGCCGGAATCTCCTGTTCCCGACGGGACGGCGCCAGGCGGTACCGGAGGATCGACGTGAGTTCTTTGTCCATCACCCGCGAGGCGAAGGTCTGTACGGATGCGCGCTCGCCGTCGTACTTGGGCCAGCGAAGTAGGAAGGAAAGAACCAGTTGACTGCGGACATCCTCCCGCTCGTCGGGTGCGATGCCGCAGCGGCGAACGAACGCGCTCGCCTTGCGATCGGCCAGATCCTGCACGGTGGGGAGCGCTTGGTCAAGAGTGAGATCAGCCACGGCGCCCTCCCGGAAGCTCGATTTCCATCGAGAACGGCAGCCCGTGCCGGACCTCGAGTTCGCGGATCTCGCCGGAGTCGACTTCGCGCACGTAGGCGAAGAACTCGGCGACCTGCGGCCGGAGGTCTGAGTTGGACTCGGCAGGCTTGCCCGTGTGCTGGCCGGCTGCGAACTTAACTTCTCGCACCATCACTGGCCACGGGTCGAGTACGAGTTCGCCACCGCGGAATTGCAGGTACTCAAATCGCCCGAAGCCGAGCCTCTGCATTGCTGCCAGGAAGGCTGCTTCTGTCGGCAGCAGGTCCTGCAAGGTGACAGGCGGCTTCATCGGGCCACCTCCGCCGCCTCACCACCACCCTGCCGGCTGGCCAGCCAGACCTTTACATCCGACGGGGAGTAGCGAATCAATTGTCCGATCCGGTGAAAGCGCGGCCCTTTCCCCTCGGTCCGCCACATACGCAGCGTGCCGAGCGAGACCTGGAGCGTTTCAGCCAGTTCCTTCTCTTCGAGTAGTGTTTCTAAGGGTTTGTCGCTCATTTCGCCTGTCCCTCACGCTTTGTGCGTGTTTGGTACAAGGCGATGATGCGGCCTCGGATACTAGGAAAAGCTAGCCTGGAAAACTAGGGAAAAACTAGGAAAGCCGCCGTTTGCGACGTTCCGGCAATCCGTTCCGGAGCACTCTCTCGATCGCGAGGCAGGTGGAGTAGTGATCGGGGATCGTCCCCTTGAGCCACTTGTAGTAGTCAGCCTCATGAACGCCCGCCGCCGCCTGGACGTCCTTCACTTTGCACTGATGGCGGCCAAGGAACTCTTTCACGATACGACTGCGATCGTCCTTGGGCGTTATCCTCGATTCGTCTGTTGCCTGTGCTCCTCCACAGGCAACCAGCGCACCGCTGTCGTCAATTCGAAGCTGCTCCTCGAGCGCCAGGAAGGGAATTCCTCGGGCCTGTAACATCTCCTGGACCTCGACGGTGCAATGACGTCTCGTCGGGGTAATCACGACGAAGGAGCCGGTAATCCGGATCAGCAGGGCTTGCAGTGCGGCGACGAATCGTGCTGTCTCAGACAGCAGGAACAAAAACGCGAGACGATTCAGCCAGTCTGGATGCGCGGACACGCCGATGCCCCAGGTGAAGTCACCCCGCTCCACCGGCTGTTGCCACCGGATCGACAGCGGCCCGGCGAGCATGCGCGAGAAACCGGCGATGTCGAGTTGCTGCAGAATGACGTCACGTTGCTTGAGTTGGACCCGTTCGCAGATCTCATACGGGTCGCGGCAGATGGCGGCGAACTCGCCATTCCCGTAGTCCACGATCCGTCGAGGACAGTAGCCGACATGCGGCTTGGGACACGGGTACACCGCCCCCTCCATGTCAGTCACGCGAAGGTGTGGCCGGATCAGATCGATGTCGGGCCCGCAGTACGCCTCCCAGCACGCCGGGACGGCAAGCAGGCCCGGAATCGTCTCAAGCGACCGCCATAAACGATCGAGGGTTCTCATCGTCCATCACCGATCCCACCAGAATGAACTTGCGTTCCCGAAGCCAGTGTTCAATCAGCGCAGCCTCCTCGCCACGCCCGTACTCGGCAACATTCGGCGGCCGCACCAGCACCGGCCGCGGATTCGTCTCGCCGGCGAGCTTCACCGCGAAGCGCGCATACCTGAGCTCGGCTTCAGGCTCAATACGGCGCCGCTTCATTTCGAGCGCCTTGAACACATCATCGGCTTTGTGCTTTTCGGTGTAGTTGAAGGCGGTGGCCCAGTCGTACTCGATTTCGGTGAGGCGGACCCATTCCATACCGCCAATATCCCGGCAGTGCAATGCGGCCGCACCGTCCGTCCTCAGCGGCGCCAGCGTGTACTTCTGGACGTAAACGAACTTCTCAGAGTCGCCGAACAAATGCTTGCCGAACTTCTCGCGATACAGTTTCAGCTCACCGATGGTGCTTGTGCTGATCCGCAATTCGTTATTCACTGGATCGTAGATGACGAGGTCCGTCTTCTCCGGGCGGAAGAACGTGCAGGTGGACTGTGCGCCTTTCCTGCTTGGCTCTCGCTTGCACAGTTGCCCGTGCTGGACCATGAAGCGGATCTCACCATCGGTGTCGATGCGGACAACGCGGCACCCCACGCCCCGCTTCTTCGACATGAACCAACCCTCGAGGTCGGCTTCCAACTCGTCGAACCGAAGCGGAAGTTGTTCTGGCCGAACGGCCGCGTCCGGATCACGGGCGCGGAGGCTCTCAAACTTGCGACGCCGGTGGGCGCCAGCCTCACGTTCCTTCAAGAGCAGCGCCTGCGGAGCTTCGATCCAGATCCGCGCCGCCAGGTCGGCGGCTGTGGCCTCCATGTCCACTTCGATAAAGTTGCGCCGGGCAATATCGAGCAGCTCATCGTAGTTCGCATCGGTGCCGAGGTTGCCGATCAAGTGCAAGCCTTCGACCACCTCCGAGTCCATGAATTCGTCGGGCTGCGCGAGAATGCCCGCCAGTTTGAGATAGTCGATCTCCGATCCGTCCTCACGCGGCAAAGACAAGCCGCGCTCCTCCAGGAACGCCAAGCAGGGTTCCAGGAGGCGGATCAGGTTGCCGGGTTGAATGGTCTTCAACAGATCCGGCTGCGAGAAGCTCTTCGGATTGAAGCGCACCATCGCGGGCCACCTCCCAGGGACGTAATTGCTTTGTCAGGGTACGGTGGGGGAAGGTCGTAACCTGGGGTACAACCTCAGAGGTTAGCATGGCGAATAGAAGGCGAACAAGTGGGGCACGGATCTGTCTGAAGAGTAAGCAAATCGAGTTCTTGCCAAGGGGTTGTCTGTAATGGCGGTCGAATTCCTGCTATTCCTAAGTAGTTGAAGAACATCATCCATCAGCGTTCAGTCACGCCGCTCGAAACGGTACCAAACCAGGATGCGCTTCTTCGGGACGTGGGTGAGTAGGGTTGCATTGGCTTCACCGCTGTGGTGAAATTCGGTGAACGGAGTCCATCGTGAAGGCAGCCAACGTCAATGCTAGGAAGACTACGCACAAAGTCGAGACATCAACGTCGGTGCGTGCAACAATCAGCTTTCCGTCGGACCGGTACGCGTCCCTCGAGGAAATTGCAAAGCAAAAGAAGGTCTCGTTAGCCTGGGTCGTTCGGGATGCGGTCGACAACTATATTGAGAGCAGATGGCCTCTGCTCATAAAGAAGGGCTAGAGTGCGAGCAATGAAAGACTCGCGCAATTTCGTTCGCGAAAAGATCGCCAGAATCGCCTCTGGGGCACGCCCCCGAGTTCTGGACCTTTTCGCTGGATGTGGCGGTCTTTCCCTTGGATTCCATCGGGCCGGATTTGAGATAGCCGCAGCCGTGGAATTCGATCCCCACGCCGCGGCGTCGCACGGGCATAACTTTCACGGTGGTTTAGAGAAGCACGCGAAGGCGAGGGACATCACAAAGCTGACTCCTGAAGCGCTTGCCGCAGATCTCGAACTCGGCCCGGTCGGCTCTGCCATCGATGTGCTGGTCGGCGGCCCGCCGTGCCAGGCGTTTGCTCGGGTGGGCCGTTCGAAACTGCGAGAGATCGATGCACATCCCCAAGCCTTCAAGCACGATCCACGCGCTAGGCTGTACCTCGAGTACCTCCGCTATGTCGCGGCGTTCCAACCATTAGCACTCCTGTTGGAGAATGTGCCCGACGTCCTCAATCATGGTGGGCAGAATATCGCCGAGGAAATCTGCGAGGTGCTTGAGGAGAAGGGCTATGTCGCACGTTACACGTTACTGAATGCCGCGTTTTATGGCGTTCCGCAGATGCGCGAACGTATGTTTCTGATCGGCTACCGTCGTGAGCTCGGGTGCGACGTCACTTTCCCTAAACCGACGCACTGGGTTGACCTTCCGTCGGGATATGAAGGCTCGCGATCCGTAGCTCTCAAGCTCATGAATGGGGACGGTCTTTTCGCAGAAGCCTTCGATTATGTGACGCCGCCCGAAGCCAAGGCGGGCCTGCCGGCCGCCGTCACGGCTGCGGAAGCTATCGGCGATCTACCTCCCATCGACGCCCGCGCCTTGCTCCGGTCAGGCGAATTGCGCCGGGGTGCGCGGCGCTTGGACAAATTGGTCCCTTACGGCGAAGGCAGACAGATCTCTGAGTACGCCCGGCTAATGCGGACATGGCCTGGCTTCGAGGCTGCAGACGGGCTGAAGGATCATGTCATACGCTACCTGCCACGCGACTACGAGCTCTTCGCGCGGCTGAATCCCGGCGATCAGTACCCGGAAGCATGGAACAGGGCAAATGCGATGCTCGCCGAGCGGATCAAAACCCTTAGGAAGCGGGGTGTCGAGATCCGCGAAGGAACTGCGGAGTACAGGAGGCTGCGTGATTCGATCGTTCCTCCCTACGATCCCGGCAAGTTCCCGAACAAATGGCGAAAGATGTGGCGTGACCAGCCCGCCCGCACGCTGATGGCTCATCTCGGCAAGGACAGTTACAGCCATATTCATTACGACGACGATCAAGCTCGCACCATCTCCGTGCGCGAGGCGGCGCGACTCCAATCCTTTCCGGACGGCTTTGCATTCTGCGGGACCATGAATCCCGCATTTCGCCAGATAGGCAATGCGGTTCCTCCGCTGATGGCGCTGGCACTCGCACGCCAGATGCGCATGGCGCTCGTGCCTGCCATGGGCGCTCTGGAAGACAGACCCCAACTCCTTGCGACAGGATAGGAACTTGCCAGACCAGGAGATAATCTGCATCCGCGCGTTGACCGGCTCCGACATGGGCTGGTTTGCCGTGCACCGCCCGACAACGGCGAGCAAGCAGCGGGCCGTGAACATCAACGCCGAGGTAGCCGTCAGGCTACTCAGCACTGAAGCGTTCGATGCTGGTGGCGTCGAACTGAAGTGTAAATGCCTCTATCCCGGTGCCGAACACACACAACCGCGGAGACTGTGGAAGGTTGGAAAGAACTGGCGATTCGGCGGACCCAAGCTGGAGGGTGATGCGTTCAGGAATGTGCGGGAAGGGGACTTCTTCCTGCTCAAGTCTACGATCCACAACGACGGTGGCAAGGAAGTAACGCTGAATTTCATAAGTGCCGCTTCAGATCCGGAGACGCATGAGTGGCTGGTGCAGCGCGAACCAGACTTGGAAAAGGACAGCATGACCGCTGTTGCGACTGGAAGCGAAGTGTTCCGGGCCCTGACGCTCAAGTTCTTTGGACCTGCCGCGGCGGCAGCAGAGGAGCCGACGGCCGGCAGGCCGCGCAAGGTCACTAAGCCGGTGGCGGCCCCAGTGCGCACGAAGCCAGTTCCTGCCATGCCGTACGAGGAAGTGGGTGATCAAAAGCCGCGAACACTGCGCGATCGCATACGGTCGCCGCATATCATGTCGCAGATGCTGAAGGTGTCGGGCGATCTTTCGGCGGAAGCGCACTACGAATTCATAAAAGTGCTGGAGTTGCTTGCTGGGCAGCTTCGACGCGCACTTATGGCTGCAGGCATGATATCGGTAATAAACCGGGATCACAAGACGCTGTGGTCCGGAATTCGCGGCGCGAAGACGGCATTCGTTGACGGCGGGATGGCTAACCTGAGCATGCTCGGTTCGGCACCCGTGGCGGCGCGGGTCGGCGGCTACATCGTCACACCTGGACAGACGGGGGATGGGCGTGAACAATTCGTGATGGTTAAGCACCTGATCGACGAGCTTTATGTCCCCCCGCCCGGCGGCGGCGTGTTTGCGGGGCTGTTTCCCGACATGGGAGCCTTGCGCGATGCTGCCCGGATCAGTGTCGAGGCCGCAGGTGCCGTGCATGTAATGCAGGAACATTCCGACGTGCGATACCTCTTCCTGCACGGCGCGCTGGTCAATCCCGTGTCGCGATATACGGACATCATGGAGGATGGCAAACCCGTCGCAGTGTTCCCGGAGTTTTCCGCAAAGGCCCTCGGCATCCTGCTGCCACCGACTGAGCAGGACCGCTGGGGAAGAGACGCCAACTTCATTCGCGTCTACTTGCGTCAACTGCAGCTTCTGCATCAGAGCGATGCCATAGTTTGCGGTGTAGTGGAGAGGGAGAGCCAAGCATCATCTGTTTACAGGCAGGTGATTGAGAAGATAGTACTGCACCCGGACGTGCCCCAACTACTCCCCAAGTCCCCGGGTGAGTGGGCGGCATGGTTCATTCACATGGCAGAGCAGTTCCGAATCAACGACGTCCTGCTGTTTCGCTGCGTACTTGAGCCTGGAGAGGTTCTGACGCCGGTGGAGATTGACCGGAACGAGATGAGGCGGGCGCCTGCCGCATGGGCTGGAGATATTCAGCAGTATCCAAAACCCTGGGTATCGTACATGCTGCCGACCGAATGGGGCCATCCAGTCCGTGTCGAGCTGTTCGATAAGGACCTCCTCCGCTTCCCTGATCTGGCGCGGTTGGTTATGCATTGTGCCTGGCTACTACCGCGTTACGCCTTCCCAGTCGGGTTGGACATCGTCGACAAGTATGCAAAGGTGCCGAACTGGATGACGCGCCCCATCAACACCAACACGGCGGTTCAGGCTCTGCGGAAGGCCATGGACAGTGGGGATACCAGGACTTTTGACGCCATGCGGCGGATGTTGTGTGGATCAACACGAGACTGGCTATTCAGGCCAAAGCTGTTTTGAGGAGGCTCGAGGCAAATGGACGCAGCACTTAAGAACCCGGAGACCGACGGAACGGAGGATTCCTGGCGACACGTTGGGACCGTTGTCGGAAATGCCGGAATTGCCGAATACACGTTCATCCTCCAGCAGTTTCAGGCCAAGGTCGGGGACATCGTGGCGGTCAGAATGGAAGTGCCAGCAGCCGGCGATTACAGTTCCCGCAATGAAATCTACGTCTGGGCACGCATTACGGATATCAGCCGGTTCAACCCATTTTTTCCCTACGAAGCGGCCCAGGAGATTGCCGAGGAGGGAATCTCGCTCGAAGATACGGTACTGTCGGGAACACGCGATCAGCTCGAAGCGAAAGCCCTGATTCTCGGCTCTACCTCAGGAACCGACGTTCGGGCGCTGTTTCCGCTGACGTATCCCGTAAAGCCGGCCACGCGCGTCTATTATCCGCCTGCGGAAGCCGTGCGTCAGTTACTTGTGGGCGGCCGGGACGGTCAACAGCAGATCCAGGTTGGATCTCTGATCGCCAGACAGGATGTTGAGGTAACGCTCTCCGCGCCGAAGCTGGTAGCCCGCCACATGGCCATCCTTGCCATGACCGGCGGCGGCAAGACCGTCGCAGCGCGACGCATGATCCGCGAGTTGATTGGGCACGGGTACCCGCTTCTGGTCCTCGATCCGCACGGTGATTACATCGGTCTATGGAAGTGTCGGGAGCTCCTGGCAGAGGAAGCACCCGGTACGCAGGTTAGGCTTTTCTTTCCAGAACTGCTCGTTCAACGTGATGGGGAGGATCTGGTCACAAAGCTGATCGGTCAGATGACGAGCGGCATGACCGAACCGCAGGCCGAATATCTTCGCGGGTTGTATGAACGGGAACCCGCCGACGACGGCAAGAGCGCACTGGCGTATATCAGCCGCCTGATCGCTCTGGCCAACCAAGATCTTGGCGGCCAGAGCGCCCCACGCGGAGCACCGGCATCGGGGAACTGGCGGCCGACTGTGGGTGCGATGTGCCGTGGCCTCCGCATCGTTCAGGACAGGCTCGCCCGTATGAAGCGAACCAGTGAACAGATGCGCTCGAGCCCGAAGCTGCGCGATCTGGATTTCGAGGCGCTTCCTAACCCGTTCGGGAGGCCTGACGACATCATCAGGCCGAACCAAGTGTCCATCCTCTATCTGGGCGGCTACGATCACCTCACGCAATGTTCGATCGCTGCCATTACCCTCGAAACGCTTTTTGAGCGGAGGGCCGACCTCCGGGGTCGCATACCTCCGTTCCTCACCGTACTGGAAGAGGCGCACACGTTCATTCCGTCGGCTCGGGAGGGCACTGAGGATGCCGTCTCACTGCCGGTCATCCGGCGGATGATTACCGAGGGACGGAAATTCGGCACAGGACTGATACTTATCTCGCAGCGCCCGAGCCGACTTGACGAGACGATCATTTCGCAGTGCAATTCGTTTTTGATCCTCCGCCTGGTCAACCCGCGTGACCAGACCTTCGTGCGCTCGATCATGGAGAACCTCACCGAATCCGACGCCCGACTCATTCCGGGTTTCGGTCCGGGACAGGGCATCATCAGCGGGCAGGTCGTTCGTTTCCCACTGCCAGTCCGCGTCCAGATGGACGAGGATCTGCTAAACGCCGAGATAGGCGACGAGAACTTCTTTGATCAGGTCGCCGAGTGGAAACCTGACAAAGCCGCTGCAGACCGTGCGGCAAACCAGGAGGCGATCGACAAGGTTGATGCCATTGCGAAACGGCGGGGCTCGGGCACACCAGGCGGACGATCCCGATTCAAGAAGAGAGGTACGTGAACACGAGCATGTCTGATGTCCTAACACCGGAGCAGCGTCGCTTCAACATGAGTCGAGTGCGGGCGAAGGATACGAAGCCTGAGATGATGCTTCGGCGCGGCCTCCATTCGCTGGGGTTTCGCTACCAGCTGCACCGGCGTGACTTGGCTGGATGCCCTGACCTGACTTTTCCGCGTTACAAGGCAGTTGTGTTCGTGCACGGGTGCTTCTGGCACGGGCACAACTGCCACCTCTTCAAAGTGCCTGAGACACGCACCGAATTCTGGCTGAACAAGATATCGCACAATGCCGAGCGTGACAAGAATGCTGCCGCAGTGCTCCTGCGCACTGGCTGGCGCGCTCTGACCGTATGGGAATGTGCGTTAAGAGGCCGGGGCAAGCGCAACCTCGATAGCGTTCTTCAGCGCGCGGCGAGTTTCCTAACCGGTAAGCGGAAGTTGCTCGAGGTAAAGGGAAAGCGGGTCGGCATGATGTCTTGGACTGGGAGCACTGATGAGCACATCTGACGGGGGCGCTCTTCACCGAATCCGCGCCCGCACTCATATCCTGCGGCTGATGGGCGAGGAACTCATCGGCGACGACGGCTTGGCAGTTTTTGAGTTGGTCAAGAACGGCTACGATGCAGACGCGACCAACGTTTCGGTAGTTGTAAAGGTCGATGCCGGTCCGGCGCAGTCCATCGTCGTCCAGGACTCAGGTACGGGAATGACCCTGAGCGACATTACGGGGAAATGGCTCGAACTGGCCACGGACTCGAAGCGTGCGGATCGCACGATGCGCACGAAGCGCTTCCGGCGTCTCGCACTCGGAGAAAAGGGCGTCGGCCGGATTGCATCTTTCAAGCTTGGTCGTCACGTTACTTTGACGACGAGGGCTGCCGGCGAGCCGGAATACATGGTGAAGATTGATTGGGATCGCCTGCTCGGTCAAGGGCCCTATCTTGAAGATCTCAGCGTCCGGGTGGAAACCAATCCTGAACCGATGGTTTTTGTTGGCGCGGCCACCGGCACCAAGATTGAGATCACAGGGCTGCGCCGGAAGCAGTGGGCGCGAGGTGACTTGCGCAAACTGTACCGGCTGGTCTCATCGCTTGCAAGTCCGTTCCGGACTCCAGACCAGTTTAGGGTGGATTTCTCTGCACCGGGCCGCGAAGGCGACATAGCGGATCTGATCACGCCGGATGACTTTCTTGGGTACGCAATCTGGAAGTTCCACTTCAGCATTTCCGGCCAGTCGTTTGACTGGGAGTACGCGTTTCATCCTCCGCATTGGAAGAGCGTGAAAGCACGTTCAGAGAAGAAGAAGGGGGATCGCTTGATGCTCACCCCGCCTCTTGACCAGGAGGGGGGAAGACGTCGAAGCCAGGCAGAGGACGGGGCGCTGCTACTTAGCAAACATGATCTGAAGGACATCGGTCCGATTGAAGGCCGGATTTACGCCTACTACAGACGCTCGGAGGTTCTGAACGCGACTGGCAATTCGAGCCAGGTGAAGTCATGGCTTGACGACCAAACAGGTGTACGCGTCTATCGCGACGGAGTCAGGGTCTTCACGTACGGAGAGAGACATGATGACTGGCTCGGACTCAACGTGCGACGGATCAACACACCCGCTGGCAAGCTTGGTACAAATTCCATCGTAGCCGCCATCCATCTTGACCTTAACGAGAGCAAGGGTCTGAAGGAGAAAACCAATCGCGAGGGTTTCGACCAGGACGAGACCTTTGACCGTCTGCGGCGCATTGTACTCAGCGTATTCGAACACCTGGAAAGACTTCATACGGACGACCGTAAGGCGCTCGATGACGTGATCAAAGGAACCGGGCAAGAGAAGCCCGTTCGATTCCAGGAGGCGATCGGCAATCTCCGAAGTGGCCTCAAGCGGCAGAAGATTGACCAGAGCTTCTCCAGGGACGTGGACGCTATTGAGCAGGAATTCATCCAGCTCCGCGATGTGATGACCAACGCGGGCATGGCCGGCCTGAATCTCGCCGTTATCTTTCATGAGGTCGAACGCGAGGTTGATTCGCTGGCGAATGCCGTCGAAAGAGGGTTGGATCACAACCGGATCCGCGAGCAGATCGAGCATCTTCACGAGTTGCTGCAAGGCTTTGCCCCGCTGCTGAAGAAGAATCCGGCTCGTCAAATTTTTGCCAGCGCAATCGTCAAGGCTGCGACGCGGACCCGGGAGTCCCGTTTCAAGTTCCACAAGGTCACACTAACTGCGCCACTGATCCAGAAAGCTGAGCCCGACTTCAAGGTCCGCGGCCCGTCAAATCTGCTTTCCGGGGCCTTGGGTAACCTTATTGACAATGCGCTCTACTGGGCACGATATCGGAGGGAGAGAGACGAACGTACCGTGCCAGGGGCTGTGATGGTCACGTCGGACTGGGACAAGACATCCAACTCAGGCATGATTGCCGTGGTTGACAACGGGCCAGGCTTTTCCATCCCGCCGGTCCGCGCTATTGAAGCCTTCTATACAACTCGACCTGGGGGTATGGGCCTCGGCCTCTATTTCGCCAATCTGGTAATGGAACAGTGCGGCGGCGAGCTTACAATTCATACGGCATCGGACCTGCGCGATGAAATGGATATTCCTAAGACGTTCGACGGCGCTGCGGTTGTCATGCGATTCGGAGAGAACAAGTGATGTTCGGCCCTGTTCGAGCTGTGGCGATCGACGATGAACCCAGCCACCTTCTGGCCATAACGACCGGCCTTACAGCCAATGGAATTCCCTGCATGGGCTATTGGTATGATCGCGATGCCAACGAGCTCAGACCGCAGCCGCCTGCTGACGGCTTGCCGTTTGTACGGCTCGTGTTCATGGACCTGAACCTCGCGGAGCAGGCAGGTCTGCCGGATACCGCGAGTCTTTGCTCCGGCGTCATTGACGTCTTGAAGCAGATCATCTCCAAGGATGGGGGGCCTTATCTGCTGGTCTTCTGGACTCAGGTCGGAACGAGAGTTGACGATGTGCGGGCCATGCTCTACGAACGACTTGAAGAGGCCGCAGGAGTTCCTTGTCCGATCGCCGTTGTTGAACTGTCCAAGCGCCCCTTCCTCGTGGGAGACCCCACACAACAGGATTTCAAGACAGAGCTGAGGGAATTCTACGCGCAACTTCATGGCAATATCGAGCTCTTCGGAAACGCCTTGAAAGAGGTGATTGGGCGCGATTCGCAGTTGAGCGCGTTATCGTCCTGGGAGTCACGCGCCTCCGACGCGGCGGCGCGCGCGGTAAATCAGGTTCATGCCTGCGCAAGGGACGATGGTGGCGATCCCCGAGTAACCTCCGACTCAATCCGAAAGGTTCTGGCGCGGATCGCCGTGGCGGCCGCAGGCGAGGCCTCCGCGTCAGATGGCCCTGCCCGTGCGCTCGATACCGGCATGATTGACATTCTCGTAGATCAGTTCGGGGCGTCCGTGGAAGATCCAGACTACAAGGCTGCTGCGACGAAGGCGATCGGCGAGAGCGTGAAAGCCGCCGTTGTGTTCCAGGACGAGGTCCAGACCATGGCCGCTCTGAACACTTTTTTCCAGGTCGACAAAGAAATCACTTCAGTGAAGGCAGGTGATCGGGGTGTTGTTGTGTCGGCAAGCCCGTTCAAGAAGAATGACCTGGGCTTTAGGCCTCTGGATCTGCTGACGGAGTTCCTAATTCCCTACGAGTTGTTTCCGGAAGGGCGCCGCGTGGAGATGAAGGCTCTGCTGGATGCGTTTAGAAGATCGGCCGAGTTTGTTCTGGTCGAGCTTGGCGCAGACTGCGACCACGCTCAGGACACTGCCCGGACCCGAAGATACCTGCTGGGGCTCGAAGTGCCAGTAATGTTTTCCGAGTTGCTGAGGTTCCCTGAGAACGGCAAGTTGCGAAGCGAAGCGCTACAACTGCTGGGTCCGTGGAGCATTGACGGGAAGACTCTATTCTTTGTGGTGTCGTGCCGACGCTTCTGGGTCTGGCAGGATAAGAAACCCCATGTGCAGGGCAAGGTCAAATTCCGGTTGAGAGCCTCCCTGGTGAACAAGCTCCTGCATCACTATTCGACCTTTCACAGTCGTCCGGGTATCATCGAATTCCAGACCGGAGCCAGGGGCGGAACCTTCCTCTACTTTGCGTACGGGTCTAACATGCTCACGCGCCGGCTGAAGTCAAGGGCACCGTCGGCGCTGATCGTCGGGAAAGGGTATGTTGAAGGGCATCGCATCTCGTTTGACAAGGTTAGCGCGGATGGATCGGGCAAGTGCGATATTCGACCGTCCGATAATCCGGCTGATCGTGTTCACGGCGTTTTGTTCAGCATTGACGTCAGGGATCGAAGTCGCCTCGATCGGGAGGAGGGCGTTGGGGATGGCTACCGCACCAGCGAATTGCAGGTGGCGACCCAAGGCGGGGTATCGACCGCTGTTGCCTTCATTGCTGAAGACACGAATCAGCAATTGCGGCCTTATGACTGGTACAAAGAAATCGTTGTTGCCGGCGCAGTTGAGCATGGGCTTCCCGACGAGTATCTGGAAACGCTCCGTGGCGTAGAGTCGCAACCGGACCCGGACGATCATAGGAGCGCCAAAAACCGGGCCTTGCTGGAAGACATTAAGTAATAGATGCAACAGTTCAAATGCCACGGCGACGAGCGGAATAAGGGGTTCTGCGTTCACTGTGGTGGCCCTGACGAAACTGATGATCATGTGCCCTCCAAGGTGCTACTGGATGAGCCGTACCCCGAGAATCTAATCGTTTGCTGCTCGTGCCTGAACTGCAATAATGCGTTCTCTATTGATGAGGAATACCTTGCGTGCCTGCTGGAATGTGTGATAGCAGGCGAGGCAGAGCCGGAAAAGCTCCGGCGGCCCAAAATTGCGAAGATACTGACCAGGAATCGACCTCTGTTGGAGCGCCTTAGAAGGGCAAAATCGGACGGCGAGAGCGGGCCGGTATGGGCAGTAGAGAACGAGCGTGTTAAGACTGTCGTGATGAAGTTGGCTCGTGGTCACGCCGCCTATGAATATAATGAGCCGCGCTTGAGCGAACCAGATTTCATCGATATCAGGCCACTGGTGGCTATGGACGAGAGTGCGCGTCGGATCTTTGAAGACTCGAGTGAGTCGAGCTTGGCCGCATGGCCCGAAGTTGGTAGCCGAGTTATGCAAAGGCTGCTCGTGGTCGGTTCTGATGTATACAGCGAAGGCTGGCTGGTGGTCCAGGCGGGCAACTATCGGTTCAATGTGTCGCAGGAAGACGGCCTGACTGTGAAGATCGTGTTGCGCGAGTACTTGGCGTGCCACATCGTTTGGAACTAAGCTGCTTCGTTAGGGTAGAATCACTCGGGAACCCAATACCCATAATCATCGCGAAAACGCGTGAGAATCGGATCCAATCGCTAAATGTTACAAAGGCCGTCGCGAAAACTAATCTGGGCCTATTGACCCGCCTGGCTTTTTCCCCGAAAGCTGTACCAGGGAGGAAGCCGCCGCAAGTCATCGATCCCGTGGCCATGTGAACAGTCGAACCACTTTCTCGCCCTAGACTGCATGCTGCACGTCCATGAGGGTGCGGTTGTCGTCGCCAGGGAATGCCGAGCCGACCATCATGGCTGCTACCTTAGCTGCACACCCAGCATTGGTCCTTTGAACCATTGAATCAACCCAGGCCTTCCTCTGCGCGGTCCAACAAACGATCTTCGTGAGCGACCTGATGTGCCTCTCTGCGAGCTTGCTGCTCCCGGCAGGAGCATTCCAATCCAGAATCTCCTCCTGGATGTCCGGCGCCAGCAGCGTTAGGTTCATGATTTGTGACGCTCGCGCCCTCGTGATGTGGCCGAGCTGCGCGATGTCGACGTAGTCCTGGATCTCGCCACGGTCGACCATGTCCTGGAGCTTGATGGCCAGCGCCATCAACCGCGTGATGCGCGGAATGCGCGGGCCCGGTTTCGGAGCATTCGGCGGCTCGGCCGGACCAAGTCGTTCCTCCAGAGTGCGCGCACGCCGGCTGTGCCGCACCGGGATCATCATCTCCACCTCAAAGCCGGAGTGGCTTTCGTCTACTCGTTTCGTCCTTGGCATAGCTCCTTCGCTCCCGCACTTCGAAAACTGATCGTCACCTTCCCGGTGACCCCGTCGTAAACCACCTTCGACACCAGCAGCTTCACCATCTGTTCCTGCTCCCGGACCGTCAGGGTGGCCCAGACCTCCTCGAACTCGCGAATTGTCCGCCGCAGGTGTTCGACATCGAGAGGCTCCTGCTCGAGGTGCGCCAGTTCCCGCGAGATCTCGTCCAGGCGGCGCTCGTTCGCGCGAATGGAATCCTCCAGGCTCTTGATCCGCTCGAACCGGAGCCCGGTGTCGCTGCCGGTATCGGCGGCGAGCTTCGCGAGATCCTGGTTCAACTGCCGGAGGTTCCGCTTCGCCGAGGTCCGTTCGGCCACGAGTTCGTGCATCCGCCCTTCCAACTGCGTCATCGCCTCCGCGAGCACTGCTTCCGCCAGTCCTCGATCACTGGCCAACTGGCGGATGCTGGTCAGCACCGCACCCTCTATCTGTTCCGCCCCGACGGACTTGGTTTGACAGTTCTTCCAGCCCTTCTGCTGGGCCTTGTAGCAGACGTAGTAGCGGTACCGGCGTGGCCCCTTGTGGGTGTAGGTGTGCATCATCGCCGTGCCGCAGTGCTTGCAAAACAGCACGCCGCGGAGCAGGGCGCCATACTTGTTCTTCACGACGGCGCCATTCGTGCGGCCATTCTCGCGCAACCCCTCCTGCACGCGCTCCCAGACTTTCTGGTCGACAATGCGTTCGTGCTCGCCGGGATAGAGGGTCCCCTTGTGGTCCACCATCCCGTTGTATAGGGCGTTGGTCAGGATCCCGTAGAGGCCGCTCTTGCTGATCGGCTTACCGCCGCGCGTCACGCCGGCCTCGGTTGTCCACTGCTTCGATCGCCAGTCGCGGCGGCTGATCTCATCCCAAACCGCGTTGAGGGTGCCCAGTTTGACGTAAAGGTCGTACATGGCGCGGACGCGTTGCGCCTCGTCGGCGTTGACCACGATCTTGCCGCCCCTCGGGTCTATGTCGTACCCGAGCACCGGGTGGCCGCCGATCCATTTGCCCTTCTTGCGCGCGGCCGACAGTTTGTCGCGGGTCCGCTCGGAGATGATCTCCCGTTCAAACTGGGCAAACGACAGGAGGATGTTCAGCGTGAGGCGGCCGAGCGAGTTCGTCGTGTTGAACTGCTGGGTCACCGACACGAAGCTGATGCCACGCTTGTCGAAGAGCTCCATCATCTTCGCGAAGTCGAGGAGCGATCGGCTGAGGCGATCCACCTTGTAAACCACCACACAATCGATGGCGCGCCGGTTGACATCGTCAATCAGCCGTTGGAGCGCGGGCCGATCCATGTTACCGCCGGTGTAGCCGCCGTCGTCATATAGGTCAGGCAGCAGTTCCCACCCTTCGTGTTTCTGGCTTCGGATGAACGCCTCGGCCGCCTCGCGTTGCGCGTCGAGAGAATTGAACTCCTGCTGGAGGCCTTCCTCGGTCGACTTGCGCGTGTAGATCGCGCACCGGACTGTCGATGGCTTGGCTAGCTCGACCGGTACCGTGGTGTTGCCCAAGCCCCGGTTGACCGAGCTATTCCTGGGCATGATTCACCTCGCCCGGGGCGGGCAGCCCAAAGAACGCAAAACCATTCCATCGTCCGCCGGTCGCCTGGTTCACCGCGGCGGTCAGCGTCTTGTACAGGCGGCCTTCGAACTCGAATCCATCGACGCGGACCTTGATCGCGATCCGCTGGCCCCGATAGTTCCGCTCCAGCCAGGCGCCCGGAGGTGGCAGTCGCGAATCGTGCGGCTTCGGAAGCCTTGCCGTCACCTTCAGAAAGGCCTCCGGATCGAGGGCCTTCTTGTTTGGGGCGCGGACGCGGATGTCCGCATCGTTCGCGAGCTCGAGGGCGCGGCGGCGCGCGCGTTCGGAAAGCCCTCCTTCGGCTAGTGCCTGGATGCGCCAAGCGATCCTCCGGAAAAGGAACTGCCGGTTGTTCGACCGGGTCTCCTCGCTGAACACCTCAATGTACTTCTGCTTCAGTTGGCCGACGGTCATCCGTCCGAGTTCGGCAATCTGCTGCTCAATCATTTCTTCCACGTCGTTCTCCTTTCTTGGAGGCGTCAACCTCGTGTCCATGAGGGCTCGACTTCTCGGGAGTATCAAGTGGAGATCTGCCGCGCCTCGGATAACGCAACCGGAGGTAGCCGGTGGCGAGAAGGCGCGCGATGGTTTGGAGATCCTCGGCTGGGATCGGCAAGACGGTTCACCTCGCTGTGGATTGGGACCACGGCGAGAGTCCGCCTTGCGGTCGTCTCGCGGCCTGTCTGGTCTCGGAGGACGCGCGTTGAGCGCTGCTGTTGTCCTCCGATGTAAACATACGCAGGAGCCGCGAAAACGGTAAACCCGAGGTACTCGATCAGAGAAGGGAACGGAACGCGGAAAAGCCCATCTGGCGCGCGTTCCAGGATGGGCGAGACGAACGTAGCTGGTAAACAGGCGTCAGGAGTCGAAGGTGCGCGGGCGATGCAAACGTTCTGACGGAGCACTCTCTGTGCGGAGAAACGGCCGGGCGAGAAATAGGCCGTCAGAGACGAGAAATGCGCCGCCTCGGCTTGCGTCATGCCTCTCTGGAGCTTGAGGACGCAGAATGCCGGAGCGGCGCAAATGGTTGGTTTTCTTTGGGATGTTCGGCGGGATCGTGCAGACGCACGAGTGGTGCCGGTGTCAACTACTGGGGATGATCAGTTGGGAGGGAAAATGAGTTGGCTCCTCAGGTAGGACTCGAACCTACAACCCTTCGGTTAACAGCCGAATGCTCTACCATTGAGCTACTGAGGAGTGTGTCGAAACTTGTTCTATTACACCAAACCGACCGTCTCAAGTCAAATCCAAGTCTTATCTCATACAAGGTGAGCCTGGAGGGGGGCTGATTCTCATACAAGACGAGCCTGAAGGAGCGATCTAGCATGCTGGGCTTTGACAGTCAGCGTGCACAGCAAACAAGGTCTGAGCCTGGACGAGATCCGGGCATTCTTGAAGGGCAGTGGAGAGATCAACTTTGAGGGTCAGAACCGAGAGGAGATCTACCGTTGGGT